TAGACCCGTCCCAAATGGATTCAAATCCATTGTTACCTAGATTTTCGTTGTACCCAAACTTGTTGATCGAAGAGTATCCTTCAATTAAACCACCAGCAAGATTGATATTAGTCAAAGCGCCACCACCAGAATTAATGTTGCCGTCTTTGTCAGCAATCATAACAACTTCGTGGAGGTCGCGGTTTGAGCTTAGATAATGTGATTTTCTGTTAACACTAAATTGTGCCATGACTGACGCCCTATAAAATGGATGGTATTTATCCTATTTATAGCGATCCAGTTTTGACGACGTAATTGTTGCGTTATGATAGCTGGACGAATCCAGACCAACAGAGAAACCCAAACACGAGAGAGTATGATTTGTAGTGACGCTCAAGGGTGAGCTGTGGGAGAATATGGAAATCGCCATGTAATTTCCAAGAGTTTTCAAAGTCAAAGTCTATTTTCATTTACACCTCCATCTTATATGTGGCGAAAACCTTTGTGGTGATTTTACCTGATTGATATATCTCGGCAGTGGGTAAGCCTTCTTCGTTTTCAGACATCTCAACCAACATGATTTCTTTAGTACTTTGGGCGATACCAACCGCCATCTGTTTTACTGCTGCGTAAATATCGTTCAATTCGGTTTTGATTACCTTTAGGCTTCCGCCCGAGACTTCAAAAACAGCGTCGTCGTCCGAACAGGTCGCGACCATTATTTTACAAGATGTATTCATAACAAACTCCTAATAATAACACAACAAAGAAAAAAGGTAGGAGGGCCATTACGACCCTCCTGTCACACCGTTATACTAAACCAGACGCCAGCGCCTTGTAGCCAGCAGCGATTACTGCTTTGCTTGGAGTACCAATTCGGTAGAAACCTTTGGTAGCACCTTTGCTGTTGGTCTTTTCATTTCGATATACAGGATAACCTGCGAATCGAATGTTTTGGACTACAGCATGTGGGTTTTTAGCGCCGAACTGTGCAGTGATTTGCTTCGAAGTCAATTGACGACCTTCTAAGAGAGCGTTCAATACGCGAGTAGTTTGTGATGCTTTCATATTACTTTCCTTTTTCATTATTAAATTACCAATACAATTCAAGTAGTTCCTCCTCGAGCCGAAACGCCTCTTCTTCCCATGGAAGATTTCGGTATTGCTCGGATGACAGTGTCTTTCTTTTACCAGCGCTGGTATACAGCGCGTTGGTAAGAGCTTTGGCTGTCAGCTCTCTTCGGATGTACTGCTTGGCATGTACAAGTTCATGTGCCAGCGTACTGGCTATTTCCTTTACGGTGTAAGGGAAATTCTCTGGGTACTCCTCTTCAGCGTCAAAATAATTGCGCGCCAAGGAGATACTGATCATTCTGGATCTTTTGCCTGCACTTTCTTTACTGCCAAATTGGCCACAAGCAAAGGATCCGTAGTCGACGCAAAACCCAGCGTCATTAAATTCTAATTTCGGTTTCATTTCTATGCCGATGCAGATAATATCTTTACGGTCACGTTTGAAAAAATGATTTATCACATCATCGCCGAATTCGACCAAACGGGCTTTTTGTGGAAACCTGCCAGCGAAAATTAAATTAATCATGTTTATTACTCAATTTCACAAGAGATATTATACTTCGAATACCCGAATAAATCAACGTTGTGCAAGTGTTTGATTTCGTTCAGAAAATAGTTCTTTGAAGTACTCTGACGTATACTGGCTAGTCTTATCGTGCCAAGCGCCTTTCATATACCCAACAGAAGCGTACCCACCCTTGGCCATTGATTCAGCATAGTCGAAGCTTACGAACAGCTCCTCCTCGTCGTACCACATGGACTCTATGATACTAGCCACATCTGTCTCAAGAGAGGAGTAGGAGAGCCGAGAGGGGTCGAAATCACCCTTACATTCAACAAACCAAACCCCGAAGCTACCTTTCTCTCCAGAATGCATAGTCAAAACGGGATCCACATCAGGGTCTCCCATCTCTTCCTTGAATCGTTCTGGGTTCATTGTGTAGGCCTCTCTACCGTATAGGTGATACACCTTGGAGATTTCCACTTCGATTTCATCTTCGGATATCAAGTAATCATCGGTTCCGTCGGCAGGAACCTCAGTAACAAACAGATTCCCATCATCATATGGACCGTTGATATGTTCGATTTCATCGACCTCCCACCAAGCCCGTCCTTCCAGCTCTTTGGATGCCTCGATTTCCATGATATAATCTACGATCTCATCTGAAGTACAATCCTTCAGCTTTTCTGCTAATTCGGGTGAGATGGTACCGATTACCAATTCACCACCGTATCGCGATCCATCTATTCGATATCTTCTCACGCCGCTGACCTCACCAACAATTTATCCTTGGGTTGCGGGTAACTCCATTCGCAGTTGATGTAACTCGAAATCAACCGATCGTTTTGTCGGACGGCAATTACTACCTTGGGGTCTTTATTCTCGCCATACTCCAAGATACGATCAAGCTGTACAAGCGTCGATTGCCTACCTTCAGTTTCAACCATGCCATGTTTGCCTTCTTTGACAAATTCGATCTGATAGTACTTCAAAGTATTATTCTCTGCTTGGTCTTCGAGGTAGTTCTCGATGATTTCATTACACAAAGGGAGAGGCACCTTGGAAACCCTCTTCAAGAGAGTTTCTTCAAGGATTACTCGACGATATGCTGTTGGGATATCTGCGTGGTTTGTATACATATTATGCCATCTCCGCCATATTAATTGCTGAATTCACTGCTACGATCTTACGCTTGGCGTTATGACCATACCACGCTGAGGTTAACCGAGCATCAGCAGTCCTACCTAGGACATGATCCGTCATGTAGGTTACGCTGTTGAGTGCTTGCCACCAAGTTCCTGCAGCAAGATCAGCTCCTGGTTGCGTTTCGAGGATATCGAAACTTTGCTTTGCCGTGGGAGACAACTCGTCGTAAGTCTTAACTTCCTTACCTTTGGTATTAGAGTGAGGGAACACACCGTTGAGGTATTGAATCACATTCGCGCTGGTTGCTTTCTTGGTTGCCAAGAAATTTGCCATTTCTTTGTATTGTTCAAACTTCTCATGCGCCAGACCCATCTGAGTCTTAACCAGTTGTGCGTCAAACTTTCGGCGGTGGTTCAATTTCACTTCGTTGTTGCTTTTTTGATTCAAAGACATAGTCAGTGTGTTGTTGCAGACAACTCGAACAGGAGTCATTCGAACGTTCACTGATTTACCGTACTGGTGAGGATTAGAGAACAACATATAATTGTCAACTTGATCCTTACCGAGAACATCAAAGGACTCTTTGATCTTAGCGAGCACCCAGACAATCTTACCGTCTTGGAGAGAGCCAGCAGTATGCATTTCCATATCACCAGCGGCGCAGAATTCATTGAAGAAATTAAACGCCTCTTCATTTGGAACTGGTTCCCAGTCGTTACCAACCATCGGTGCCAGAATCTTATTATCAGAATCTCGCACTAATGCATTGGTGCCTGTTTCGATCATCTCACCATCATAGGTGATGAACGATGGTCGTTTTGCTACACCCCAATCAACCTCAGCTTGTTGCATCATCTGCTTTGGAGAGAGATCAATTGAGACTTTTGTCCCAAGACCATGCCATGGAACCTGTCCCGCGTATGCCATTGTTTCAACATTGTGACTCATATTTCACTTCCTTTTCCTTATTTACAAGAGTATTATCTCTTAAAAACATTAACGAGACAACAGGCGGTAAGTTGTTGTTTTACCACAGTTTTTACTACTCGCCTTCACGAGCAGTTAGTTCACGTTGGTACTCTCCACCGTCCAGAGTGGTTTTGTTCATATTACACCAAGCAGCAACAACATGCCGTAAGGCAAGACACACAGGTGTTCCGATATGTTTGAAAGCATATGCTTCGACCATCTTCATATCTTCCCGTGTAAGCTGCTGGGGAGTCTTGGAGAAGAAAGTCTCGACCAATCCATATCCAACCTCGAACAAGAATTGGTTCAGTTCATCTTGAATTAGATCGTGGTTGTCCACAATGAAATCCTTGATGAATTTCTCCCCGCCCAATGTTTCTATTTTTCCCGCCATTATGAAAATACTCCATTAGCAAGTACAATAATCTGGACTCCGGTTACCAACATCATTAGAAAATACAACGCCCAGACAGACTTCTCGAGCCGGTCATGTTTTTCGTCTAATTTGGTAAAGGTCTTTTCCAGACCTGATAAGATTTTATCTTCTTTACTCACGCTGACGCCTCCTCAGTTTTTACGAACACGGTGTAATCCGTGTTATGATTTGGAAACCGCTTATCATTGTGGACTACCATGTCCACAGCAAAACCTTCGTCGAAGACTTCCGAAACGAAACCTGTAGCGCGTTTACCGTTGCGTTCAAAATTGACATAAGAACCATTCAGATACGCTTTTGGGTTGGTAGTTGATTTGCTCATGTATTATCTCCATCGGTATATTTTACATCATTTTTATTAAAACGTTTTTTCTCACGTTCTTCCATGAATGGGTATACTATTGCTGCCAGCACCCATAAAACGAAAACAACAGCCAGCGAGATTATGAAAAAGGTATCCATCTTAGACCAAATGTCCTTCTACTTTTAAACTGTTTGGCTTCCATCCTGCGATGATGACTTTGGCGGTCAATTGGTATCCCATAGCATCAAGAACACTACGGATGTATTCAATCTCATCTGCTTCCGCAAGACCAGCATGATACGCACGGCTGTCATCCGACATCATGTAAGTCCAGTCGTGAAACTTACATTTCTCGTGAAGAATTTCACAGATTTCTGTCGCGTCCAGCCCAGACAAATTTACCTTTTCCATTACGCCACCTCTCCTAAAAATGATTTAACTGGATCGAAACTTTTAGACCAATGATTGAAGACATAATACGCAGCGGCAGGAGTCATGTTAAACTCTTCTTGGAGCATCATCTCACCCCAACGCTGCGCTTCACCTTCTACATTCATAACATCTAACGCTTCGAACATTTCTGCGATGGTAACGCCGGAAACAAACTCGGGGATATTACTCATATCATTCTCCTTATTGGTAAGCACAAACACGATCCCAAAGATTAATCAATTCTTCAGCGTTCTTGAAACCGTACTCTTGAGCAGATTCATCGTCGCCACAAGAAGCCTCAATGAAGCCTGACGAAGCCCTGACCGTCTTGGCAGAGCCACCAGCCTTCCTGATTAGTTCCGCGAGAAACCATGCGCCATTGCTCATACCAACGATTTTTTCACCGTCATGCAGCTGAATAGCACCATGGCCATTCATTTCAGTCAAAGAGATATAGTCGATCATTTTTAGTCCTTTTCCTTATTTACAAGAGTATTATCGCGCAAATCTGTTATTAAAACAACCACTGGTAACTTGTTGATTTCACACGCATTTGGGCTTAACGCTTTGATGATCGAGCAATTCAATTACTTCTTTTGATAACAATTCCACTCCGATGGTGTCTTCAGCCAACCCACCCCAGTACTTGATGTGCCAAGATAGAAAGTCTGCAGATTTACCCTGAGCCACGAAGTACTCTCCTGGTCCTTCCTCTCGATCAGTGCGATACGCTGTCAGTCTTATCGCGGTTTCATCCCACTCAGCCAGTTCGATTCGGGTAATTCTTCTTTCTTCTTCGATCATCAATTTCTCCTCAATTCAGAATATATTATGGATCAATTACATAAACATTTCAAGGGTGGATAACTTGTTGATTTTAGAGGGATTCGGCGGGCGGTTTTTGATCACACCTGTGCGGATCTCTTCTTTTGTGAGATCTCGGAATGTTCTCCTCGAAACAGACCATTGTTTCTTGGGCTTGGAGAATCGAATCTCTTCACCATCATAGGGTATGAAGCCAATCAAGTAGCTACCTTCAGTGATGTAGATGTGGTTTGTAGTGGTGGGTGCTTTGTCCCAAACGGTGGTTTCTAAACGATATCGTGCAGCCATTATGAAGCACCTCCATTTGGATACAAAGTGTGGTTTTTGATCGACCACCGCTCGAGGGTAGGACCACCGTCTCTGTTATTCCAGTCAACGTTGTCGACGAGAATATAGCAGACCGTCTTGAGGACTTTGGCGTAGCGATAACCCTGATCAAGACCCTCACGTGGAGTGGTGACCCAGACCTTGTGGGGGTAGTTAGAGCCGAATTCGCATTCGTCGTCATTGACACTAAACTCGAAAAGGTTGCCATGATCCTTCTCTCGAAAACAACCGAGGATAGTGCCATCTTGTCCGAAATAGGTGCTGCTGGGGGCGTAGGCCATATTCACTTCCTTATCCTTAATTACCAGAGTATTATCTCTCGAAATCAATAATAGTACAAGCGCGTATAACCTATTGTTTTTTAACAGGATTTCGTGTTAGGATACCGTCGTACAGTCCGTAACGGTGTTTGTTGGTGATTAATTCATTGCCAGTGAAGTCTTTGACCCTTTCCTTGCCGTCTCTCTCGATATGGTCTCGAAGCTGGGAGAGAGAGCTCCACGTCCGTTTCGTGTAATCTGTCATGCTAGTGGGCGTCCGTCAAGCCAATCGAAGTACGCAGTGAAACCGAGAACAAAACTGATCAAGTAAGTCATTGGCTCCACGGCTACCGCAAATGTCAGGAGTGAAAGAAAGATTTCGATTTTAACTGAATGTCTCCACCAAAATCCTTGGTCCGGTGATGTGCTCATTGAAGTCTCTCCAACAATAGATTAGATAAATTTAACAGCACTGAGGTGCCTGTAATTGAACTGCCGATCATTATAGCCTTATCATTCCAAACACTGCCAACATAAATCCAACAAACGGAACCAAGCGCGTATGCTGTCAGTCCTGCCATCAAAAGTCCGGAGTTTTGTAAGAACACACCGGCAACAGCCAACGCGGTCGCAACCCATTTAACATAGCTGTCGATTGTGCCGGTCGGAGTTGCAGGTTTTAGGTCTTCCACCTCTAGCTGCAGCTCTTCCATTTCTTTCTTCAGTCGCTTACGTTCAGCGCTCATTTCCATCGCCAAACGACCAGCCTTACTCATCGTGCTCTCAGAATATTGCTGTTTGATTTCTGGGCTGATTGTGGAATCAGTTACCATCATGGATCTCCGAATATGTCCGCTGCGAGTTCTGCTGCATAATCCATGTCAAAATCAGTAGGATAGTGTTTTAAACACTGCGCTGCTTTTTTTCTAATTTCTTTTGGAACTCGCGGAGTCGTCTTAGGATTCATTAAATCAATTAGAAATTTCTCTGTTCTAATTACAGCCTGACGCCTTTCTCTTGGCATTGTCATCTTAATACATCTCCGCAATTTCTTTAGCATACTTGGGGTTGGTTACTGGCACGGCATTGCTCTTATGAAGCTGCCCGATACCAATTACGTAGTCGCCGGTATATCTTGGGGACTCTTTGCTATCTCCTCTCGCTGCTGCTGGAGAAGCTGCCCGCGACGGATAGTGTTTTGTCTCTGCCGCGCGGCTGCGTGCATACGACGGACTTGACTTGAATTCCTCGAAAGCTTTCGAGTATTTGACACAGACTTCTCCCTTGGTTTTTTTGGGTTTACGTTTTCTGCCATGCATGTCATACTTATAATAACCATGAATCATCATTACAACTTCTCCTCGAGCATATCAGTGTAATGATCCAAAATGTCGCTGATATCATTCAACAAGGAAATAGAGATCTTACCATTCATGTACGCCTCAACGAGCCCCGAGTGACATTTCACAACTACATTGATCGTGTCCACGTATTCTTGGGTCAAATTTGATTCTGTATTCATCACACAACCTCTTAATTCAATGAGAGAGTATTATCGCATAACTCGTATAACAAAACAAGCGGCAGTAACATATTGATTTGTAAGGTTAATTACCGTCCCAATTAAGATCTTGCTGTTCTCCTTTGGCTTCAGAAGGAACCCCGATAAACGACCCAGTTGTCCTTCGAACGATATCTTCGCTGTTGAACTCGGACCAGTACAATTCAAACGCGACACCATCTCTGATTCCTACGAATTGGTGCCAAACCCCAGCTGGCACCGACATATAGTCACCCGCGCTTAGAATGGTGTTATCGACAATATCGCTTCCTTCTTCTGGCCAAACACGGATCATTAACTGCCCAGACTCAACGAAGAATCCATTGCTTTTAGTTTTATGGTAATGCTCGGAGCATTGGTGATCTGCTTTAAATTCAATGCGATGCATCTCGAAGCAATCATTCATTTCTATCTGCTGAGTCTTGCCCCAGATCTTTCCTTCTTGTTTCATAGATCTCCTTCTTTGACGAAAATGCCGTCAATCATTTTACCTTTACGGTCTTTAATATCATTCCAAGACTGTTCGAGACAATCTAACATAGAGTACTTGTTACGCGCCATGATGTTGATTAGAACCACCATGATATCGCCAATGTCATCCTTCATGTCTTTACCTTTACACATGTTGTCTGACAACTCGCCACACTCTTGGATGAGTTTAGCGAACTGGTCTTTGTCGGTACTGCCTTCGATCAGATTGCGGTCGCGGTGCCATTGAGAAATTTTAAATTCAAGAACTGCTAACTTGTTAACATCATCCATTTAGAATTTCTCCATTCTTACCTCGAGACTTGACATACATCATCACATTTTGTGGCGTAGAAATTTCGTAAGGATCTTCTTCAGAATCGTGACGTTGGCTTGCCTCAGGAAAGGCCATTTCAACAACACCATCATTAATGATGACAGAGTATCTCCAAGAACGAATACCGAACCCGAGATTGTCTTTGCGACAATCCATCAAGATTGCTTTGGTGAATAACGCGCTGCCATCAGGAATCATTTTAACATTTTTAATATCTTTTTCTTTCGCCCATGCGTTCATAACAAACGCGTCATTGACAGATATGCAGTAAATTTCGTCGATACCGCGTTCTTTAAACTTGGGATACATTTTTTCATAATCAGGTAACTGTTCATTGGAACAAGTCGGTGTAAACGCTCCAGGGATACCAAACAGGATTACTCTCTTGCCTAGAAAGTAATCTGCTGTGGTTTTATCTTCCCATCGGTAAGGGTTGTCGCCTTCAATGGAATCATCGCGTACGCGAGTCTTGAATGTAATCTGCGGCAATACTTGCTCTTTTCTCATAAACGCTTCGCCTTGTAAAAATTAATAAACTCATCCCATCTAAACATACCACCACGAATGTGACAGAAAAATAGGCCATTATAGGGTGCAGCAGTAGTGTCTTTCTCTGCAAATAAACTAGTTTGTCTCATCGGGATATCCTTCATACCATTTAACTAAAGTGTCAACACGGAACGATCTCCATGCAGCTTTATCTAGTGACCATACAACTAGGTGGTCACTGATCTCTTTCTGTTCTAAAATCTCAGGAACATTATGATTTGACAACACAACGTCTAACGTACAGGGCATTACTCTCAATTCCCCATCACCGACCTTGGTAAATTCAACAGTAACCACTCCACCCTTGGCCGCTGGAATGAATCCAGCAATCTCAGTGTATTCCTTACGCGTTTCCATTTTTATTATTCCTTTTCTCAAAATAAATTCTCATGTAATACTTACGGCCAACAGCCAGTATAAAAAGTATTGATGTCATGAACACAGTCATAGTCAGTGCCTGCATTTCCATTTCCAAACAAAAAGCGATCAAGATGAAGTTCACTGGGAAATTAATGAATGTCCCAAGAACAGTATCACTGAATGATTCCTTTAATGCTGGAACATTAATCATAAATATCATCTCCGTCTAGATCTATTGTAAAGGTGAACGTGTCAGGATCATATGAATTGGTATTCAAGATAAACTCTAAGAAATCTTCTCTCATAATTTCTTCTTGAATTAATTCGTGCTGCTTGTTCGCGTGTTTACGAACCCGTTCGCGTTCTTTTCTGTATGCCACAAAATCTATTACATTATCCACAGAGAGGAGCCCCTTTAGCTCGATGAGCTCTGTCCCACTCGTCAGGAGAAGGATCAGTTTTAAGCGCCAGTGTGTCGATCGGATAACCGATTTCGTGTTTAGTAGGATCTGCCTTAATGGCGTATTCATCATCATGAATGTATAACTGAATCAACGCGTAGTGTAAAACTTTCATCAAGTCTTTGCGATGATCTTTGTGTGATCCCTTACGGCCATATCGCTTTGCATATTTAATAACATTACCCAAACAAAACCCCGTACCAAGACCACTGTCAATAATGACATCAGTGGCTTGATATTTGTCTGTCGCGTAATGCTGATCGTAGGTAGAGTCGACATACGCCTGTAACTCTTCGATCAATTCTCGTTCACGAAATTTATAGTTCATTTATTTCAACCTGCTTTTCTTTTGGCTTGTTGTTTCGCGTCGACAGACGCGAGGAATTGTGTATAATGTTCTTCTGCTTTCTGGTACCAGAGGGAAGTAACCAAACTTTCACTGTGTTTCTTCAACATATTCGCAATAACAGCAACATGTTCTGGTGTGTGCGAACGTTCAACAAAGGTCTTATACCTATGGCAAGAAGCACAGAAGGTTTGTAGATTAGATGGATGATTGTTGTAATGGTCTTCGTCGACATGATCAACATCAAACATACCCAAGAGTTGCGAAGGAGTTAATCCTGGTGGTTTGCTAGTGGTACAAGTAAACCCGAGTCGACCATCTACATTCTCGCAATAATCTTTGGTGTAGAAACGGTGTAGTCGAAAACCACCTGTTTGAGAATCTGAGCCAAGGGCATAGAGCTTGTTTGCGCCGATTCGAGAGGTTTTCAAACAACCACGACAGGCAAGTTTACCTTCATTGCCACAACCATTATTCTGCTCAATACGTCGAAAATATGGTACACCACCTGCGCCAAAGGTGCTATTGAAAGCAGCGCCATGTTCTAGGCCGCAGACCTCACAGTCAGGGCGGGTGAATACAGTATTTTCTGAAACTGAGCCTTTTTTGCCGTTAATTTTAGTTTTTCTAACACCCATATCACTCTCCTTGATTTGAAGTAACATAATACTAAAATTTCTACAAATTGTCAATTGGTGAGTAACTTGTTGATTCTAGAGGATTTCCGCGATCGATTCTAGGATCGCTTTCTGTTGATCGAGGTTATTGTTACTGTGGTATTCGATACAAGACATGAGATCGAAGTTGGTTCCGAGGTTCTGGTATTTGGTCTCGCGACTCTTGATGAATTGAGTGCTTTGAGTCGAACCCCGATCTTCATATCTAATTTGCAAAGTGGTCTTGTCTGTCTGTAACATAAACACTCTCAAATCACCGGCATCGGAACAAGCTTCTAGGAAGGTCTGAGTGAACAGCCGATCACCCTCGAAAAGAATGTTCGAAGTATTTGTCTTCAGAAACTCGATGGCCTTTGGTTGTACCGCCATGCTAAGACGATCGGTTCCTTGGGCATAACCTTCACCATCATACCACGGTTGGTACTTACCAAGAACGTAAAGGTCAAGAGCCTCGCTATAGATGGAATCTAGTAGTGCAGCAGGTTTAACCGCAACCCAGTCTTCTACTCGATCAATTATTTTTTGGACAATGGTGGTCTTGCCCGTTCCTGGAACCCCACCAACAGCAATTATCTTCATCCAAAGAACTCCTCAAGTGATGATGTTTCGTCTTGTGGGTGGTATTTGGCCAACATCTCCTCGCCACCAGTTTTACGTAAATATTCAAACCATTCAGGTTTAGACCACATAGAAGGTGAAACGCCGTTCCATAATGGTCGATACATCGGGTGTGTCACATTCTTACTTCGTTCTGACACAAACTGTCTGCGAATTGACTCATATTCCCAACTACCTAATTCTAGCATTTTCTCTCGGAAATAGCAAACAAGAGAGATACGCTCCATGTCTTCGAGTGCCTTACCCTTGGGAGGAACCAGTTCTGTATTGCCGTGAATGCCGTCATGGTTATTAATCAGCAACAGATCTCCAGGTCGAATATTGATCGCGACTCTATACTCGGGCAGAACTAGGTATCCTCCCTCCCACTCTTTGTCTTTCGCAATCACGGATAGGTTAGAGAATCCCGCGTGAAGATCACCGGCATCACGGTGAGCAGATGTGCGAAAGTTTTTGTTCACCGTTACAGTGGTGAACGGAGTATCCTCGCCAGCGACTCTAAATCTGGGGTCGAGTCGCGCAGCAGCTTCATTCTGGACATTGAACCGTTCTGGCAAGAGTCGCTGAAACTCGCTAGAGAGTTTGCGCATGAACGGATAACACTTCTCATAAACATCACGATGGTGTTCAGTGTAAGCTGTTGCTCGACCCCATGGGATGCGAGGATACCGATCAAAGAACCCAGCAATACCAGACAATACTTGGTTAGCATAGGTTGTATTTGATACATAGTTTTCAAACAGATCTTTGGCTGCAGCCTGACGTGAAGCAAAAGGTAATGCTTGGATTTCTTCGATCTTAATGTCAAAGAATTTCTCGTAATCATAACCTTCAGCGTCAATCTTGCTTTTAATCCAAACAATTCCTCGAGCTTCTTGAGGATCTTTAATCTGTTTGTGCTTCTTTCGAATTCTTTCTACCGGATCTTCGTCCTGATCATCAACCAAACTAACAGTCTGACCTTTAATGAAGTGATCCATAATCTCTATCTGTTCTTCGGTGCACCAGTTTCGCCCACCTTGTCGTTCACCCTTTGGGCCAGCGGCCATGCCACGGTTCTGGGTGGGTTGTGCTGCTTCTACTAGACCGTCGTATGCGCCAGCTTGTTCTTCTGCGGTGAATCTATTCTTACGAAACATGAAAATACATTCTTTCTCAGAAGGCTCTGTGCGACCAATTTCTTGGATAGGCGCATAGAAATCCATATCTTCTTCTACGAGGATATCGTAATCAGAATCTTCCATGTACTTACCAAGCTTATCTTCGCAATTGTATTTTCTTTTAGCTATAATTACTTCCATACCATAAATTCCTCTAGAGATCCTGAATTTTCTCGCTTTCTTTTTTCATTTTCTTTTCTGAGACGCACCCTTTCTCTATGCCCTGCGGTTTTATATCCGAGCGTTTTAGATCTTTCTTGTGTGTCTTGGTTATGACAGGAGACGCAAAAATCTCTTAATTTGGTTTTTGAATTTGGTTTTAAATAATACTCGCTACCAACTTTTACCACGCCACAACATTTACATCGTTTCATAACAACATTGTTTTTGCCATAAACCGTTATTAAAGAAAGTTCAGGCAACAATTTTCGATATTGTACACCTGCAGTGAATACGTTTTGTTTCATCACATAAATCCTTCTAAGCCATGTCCTGATGAGCTTTCTTCGAAGTCACCAGTATCTAAGTAGAGTTCCATTTTATACTTTTCTATCTTATTATTCAACCATTTGTTCTCGAGTGTTTCTTTTCGAGCGTCCCACATGGGAGTCCAATCAATTCCCCACCAATCATCCTGCTCAACCTTCATGATTTCTTCTGCTTGCCTATCTATGTAGTAGCCAAGGTATCGACCACGGCTCTTACGGAACAGCTTCTTGAATGAGCAGAGAGCAGTCTCCATAGCGAAGAAATCAGCCTTGTCGGCAACGTGTGGATACTGCCGCCTTGTTTCTTCGAGCAATTCCTTAGCCTCTTCTTCTAACTGAGCAACGCAAGATTTATCTAATTTGAGATCAACCCAATGATCTTTGCCTACAGCATAACACATACCGTTACGATGAGAACGAGACCCGCTGTAGTCGTGGAACCAAAGTCCATCGACGTCAATAGGGATATCACAACATTGCTTCAGTGTTTGCATATAAAACCAAGAGGTGTATCGACCAAATTTATGCCAGCTGTTAACCTCGTCCCAGAGCGTGTAAAAGTTGCCAACCTTGTCCTCAGTAAACCCAGCAGTAAGGGCTTCACGCTGAGATCGATCACCAACCCAGTTCTTATATGACATAAATTGATCAGCCAAGTGTCCTTTGTTCCACTTAGTGTCTGTTTGGTATCTCAATCGTTTGTAATTCTCGTTGTTCCACTCTTTCAATCGTTCAACGCCAACCAGATGCATATCAGGAAACTCGTTCCAAATTACGTAAGAAGTAGGCCAGTAGTAGGTGTTGCCATACAACCAAGCCAACCAGAGACGTTGCTCCTTGTTGTACTCGAATCTGTCGAAGAAATAATTGGTCATAAACAAGGCAGAATCGCAGTCTTCGATTTCAAGGCTACGGCCGAACCATCTAACAAATGTTTCTTGTCTAGTCATATTATAAAAAGAATTCCAATGTGGAGGTTGATTGTTCTTCTAACGAATCTCTCAGCCAATAATCACCAACAGCTTCAATTGCTTGCTGAACTACTGCCGTTTTCTTTACTCCGAATCCGTGGGAGTCGGGGCTTTCCTTTCGTAGAAGTTGTAATACTTTTGGGTCTTTTGGTAACGCGAGCGTAGGGTCTTTTAGTGCCAGCTCTCTGAACGTAGTTTGTTCGTGTATGTTGGGGAACAATGGTTGGTCGGAACGGAGTGAGCCAGAAGGATCAATTGCCCAGAACACCAAACCATTACGTTTGTGCCATGTTATACTAGAAGGAGTACAAGAAATCTTCAACCGTTTCATGCCGGACTCGCAAGCTGTTGTCATAACACGCTCCCAGATCTCGGAAGCGTAGCCCATACCTTCGTTTCCTTCTAATGTAACAATTTCATAGAGATTAACATATCTCGATCTTTTGCTGAAGGTAGCGAAGACAAAGGCAACAGGTTCCTCTCCGACAAAGAGTCCAAAGGGTGGTTGCTTTTCATAGTTTTTAAATCGGAACCAGAGATTATGAGATGATTTTAAAAATCTCGTATTCTTTCCTTCTGGCTGTGATTCAATAACTTCTTCTAGTAATTCTTTACTGCAAGTCGTCAAATACATAATTAATATCAAATGGTATAGTGCAATCATACACTTTCAAGTGGAAGTTTTCAACCACATAGTTATGTAGCTGTTTAGTTTTGATTGGATTTTTCAATCCAGAGCGTAAAGCAATATCTTTCGTCGAGGTAAAGATAATTCCTCGAGGATGCTTGCTGTACCATAATGGTCTTTCATGATTACGAAAAGCGGTCATCTTTCTGTTTTCGTCTAGAGAAACAACTGCCATACTAGACTCAGGGAAGTCGATGAATGGGTGCGAATCCTCCTCGAGACTTCGGAGAACAAGCTCAGAGTCGTTTCCTGTTTCGCATTGATACATCCATTGGAACTGAGGCTCTTGCGTTATAACGCCGTTATGCACAATGGAGAGGTGATCATTGGCAAGTGGTTGAGGGTAATCTAAATCAGAAGTTGAGTATCGAGTATGTCCGATCATGTAAATTCCACCATCCGGTGTTACCGTGTCAAACAAATCCCACTTAGTGAAGAACTCTCCGACGCTGGTGTTTTCCTTACGTGTTTGAATCAGACCGTCATCATCAATCCAAGAAGCGCCAACTGAATGTTTCCCTCTTACTTGAGACTCATAAAATAGAGTCTCAATCAACGCAAGGTCTTGCTCTTCAACATTTTGAAGATATATTCCGAGAACTCCGCACATCTTAGTATCCTTTCTTAGTGCCAGCGGTAAAATTTGTGTTCACCAATTCGCCCAACTCGAACCATTCCACGATCGTTTATCCAATTCGGACTAACATATGTCGCGTGATAGTGAGTAGATCCTTCTGTTATACCTCGAAATCCATAGGAATTCAATGTCATCTCAGCAATGATTTGAGCGTCTTCCCAAGCCTCTTCTTCCATAGGTTCGTCACTCAACCCATCACAGAACCATGAGAAATGACACATGCCGCGAACAGGCACTTCGTCACCTTTCCAGTTGGTTCTCATTACAGATTGATTTACCACCTCGCAGATGGTGTTAGGAAATAAATTACTGTCGACTCTGTTTAGAACCACATCAGCAACAGCAATCCTCCCAGCGAAAGAATCGCTACGAGACTCGTGGTATATGTTAAGAGCAAGGCATTCCAGATCTTTTGCGGCTGGCTGGGCTGCAAGTTCAGGTTCGATGACCTCAATTGTTTCTGCTGATTCTTCTTCTTGATATGTTTCAATTGCCTGTTCAATTGGCGTTGTTTCTTCAATTGATTTACTGTTCTCATCTTCTTCCTGTGCGTAATAAACTGTAGCAGCAAACATATAGAGTAATACTAGAATGGGTAATATCTCTTTCTTATTGATCTTCATTATCATTATATTGGGTCTTCCGCGCGATATCTGAGGCTCTTATTCGTTTTCCATGGATAGTAGTAAATATAACATCAGGTTCTTCGTCGTCTTCGATGACTTCAATATGTATTGCATTAAATACATCACTGAAGAATAACCAAGTTTGAGCACGACCAGCAAAGGTTCCTTCTCGTTTACCCCAAAGGTACGCACCTATCATGCAAACCAGGGTCAATAACGTTTGATCTATTACATCCATTTACTACTCCTGAAATTAGAATCTGATTGTTTGAAGTCTCTCTCCGGAAACCCTCCTTCCTGCGTCACTGCGGTCAAATACTGGTGGTGTATCATCCATAATATTTTCCTGCTCAGTTTCATCAACATCAAATAATTTCATTTTAGACCGATCTACCCCAATACAAAACCGTTTGTTTTGGCTCGGGTCATTATAACGATTTTTTAATTGTTTGACCATTATTTGTCCATTCGCGTCTAATTCTTCATTAGAAATCAGCGCGAACATTAGGTCAGCGGTGGCAGGTAAGCCAAATGATTCTGAGGTATCCTCAAGACCAACATCAGAATTACCATAACCAGACCGCGTTGTCTGTGTCGCAGACATAATGGGTACATTAAACTCTACAGCCAAACCACGAATTTCTTCAGCGATTGATTTAATATATGAGTATGAATTGATCGAACCACCCATACCCTTCATTCTAGATGAGGCACATATATTTAGGTAATCAATGAACACAATCTCGGGTGCAAATCGTTTTTTAAGTTTTAATTCGTTCAAGAGTGCTCTGAAGTGTCCAGTGTGTGCAGCACCCGTCGGATATTCCTTAATGATCAATTTGCCATTTGTTTTCTTTGAGATTTTCGCGACACGGTCGGTAAACATATCCTTAGACATTTTATCGAGTTGGTCGATCGGGACGTTCAACAGATTAGCGTCAATACGTTCCGCTATACGTTCTTCAGCCATTTCCATGGTGATGTATAAGACGTTATGACCAAGAGAAAGGCAACTGGCAGCGTGATGACACATAAAAAGACTTTTGCCCACGCCTGTACCGGCCAGTGCGATGTTCAGAGTCTTATTGGGAAGTCCACCTTTAGTTATTCGATTCAGATAATCGAGATCGAATGGTATACGTTCCTCTTGCTCATGGTAAAAGTCGAATCGCTCTTGGACATTTTCTAAATAGTCGTGCCCCACATTAGTGTCAAAACATACTGCCAGCGCCTTTTGTAACACATCAGGCAGCGAATTTTTGGTAAGCTGTTGATGTTTGCCATCAATGATCTGGATAGACTCCATGATGGCGTTATACACGGCTCGATCTTGGCACCACTTCTCAGTTGTATCAAGCAACCACTGTTCATCTTCCTCTTTAAAGGTAAAGACATCATGTAGTATATCAAGTGCATGTGTATACATTTCCTCAGTCAGCGAAGCGTCGTCGAGTTCAATCTTGAACGCTTCCTGAGAGGGGAGTTTATTATATTTAGTAACATAGTTCACTACTTCACTAAACATAGTTCGGTAGATTCCCTCGAAGTAGTCTTTCTTAACGAACGGGAGAACCTTACGCATGAAAGGCTCGTTCGTTAAGAGATTACGTAAGATTGTTTTTTCTAATTCAATATTCATTGAGTTTGCTCTTTCGATACCACCGTTCCTTCTTCAACGCCTTCTTCTAAGACGGCTTCGAGAATATCTGCCGCAGTCAGTTGTAGACTAGTATCATCTACGGTCAGCTCAGAGTCTGGAGAAGATATAATCGAAAAGTTAAAATTCAAACAATCGTTTTCGCCATCGATAGAGATATTACCGAACCTGATTACAGATTCGACATAATCACCGGAAAGAATTCGAATGTCCCAACCCTGCTGGTTGTCAATATCAACAGGGATTAATTCGTAATCAGCGCCTTCGCGTAGCATCTTATCCATTAAACTTCATCCAATTCTAATGAAACGGAAGCCTTGTGGCCAATTTGGTACAGTTGATTAACCATTTCATTGAACTCTGTGTTCTCGAGAATACTTTGCCAGAAAGAACCATCGAGTTCACTGGCTCGATATTTCTTATCTTCACCAACCTTTTGGTACCAACCATTCGATGGTTTGACTACATAACCACCAGCCAGTGCAACATCAAGGAGACCACTATATTGATCAATACCACCATCCCAAGAAACACTAATAGGAATTTTACTCTTTTCTTTAACATAACGAGATTTATCCACATTTACAATAAAATCATATCCAGTAACTTCAGTACCGGTCTTATTCTGCCGACGACCGATGATCCAGATGGAGTCTGCCGAGTAATAAATTCCTGTGCCTCCACCAACGATATCTTTAGGAAACAACCCGATCTCTTTGTAGGTGTGATTCACTGCAAGCATTGGGATATCTTTCATGGTCAGGTAAGGAGTGGCCATCCTGAACAGACCCTTCAGAGCTTTTGCGCGGGACATATCAGCGACAGACTTTTCATTCAACGTGTCTTCCATTTCTTTCTTGGAAGCGAGGTTGCCGATCGAGTCGATAACGATGATGACCTTTTCCTTTGCTTCGATATTCTCGAGCTGGGAGATCAAGTCAAACTTCAATTCTTCGACGTTGGTAATAGGAACATGCAACACTCGATCCAACTCGATACCAAACGTTTCGAAGTATGACTGTGGTGACCCAAACTCAGAATCATAAAACATCATCACAGCTTCGGGGTCGGCCTTCAGGTACGCTGCAGCAATCTTCAACGCGAACGAAGTCTTGAAATGCTTAGAAGGGCCAGCGAGAACGGTTAGCCCAGAAGACAACCCACCAGTAAGAGAACCAGAAAGCGCCACGTTTAACATCGGTACATCTGTGACAATCTGTTTCTTGTTGCCAAAGAACTCGGACTCGGAAAGAATCGCGGTGTGCTTCAGCTTGCTTTGTTTCTGTAGTTTTGACATTAATGACATATTTTTTCCTTAGTTACGGTAAACGTATTCAATTGCACCATCTGCTTCTTTCTCAAGTGGACGATTATCATACCACTTTCCTGTCTCATTATCAAGTTCTCTACACATATCTGCGATCTGTTTAGCAGTAATGGGGTAATCTGCTTTGACTGCATTAGCAGCAACAGCAACCATTATCGCATACATTTTTGAGTACCATCCTGTTCCTGTTATAGCAACATACTCTCGCGCTAGTCTCTTGGGGAAGAAAGGGCAATCTTTGTAGGAAGTCCAAGCGATATCAGTATTCGTCGCTTGGGATCTTCGATACGAAACCACTTGGTCTCGTAGAGCTGGGGGTAGGCGATCCAAGAAACTGTTGCCTGTCGGTTTCTCGTATGGCCACGCTTTCATAAGCGCGTCTGGGTTCATCTCCTTACCATCATTAGAGAAGATAAAGTTAAATGCATCGGGATAAACAGCAGGTACATAATACATTCTTGACAGATCTTTCGTTTGCCTGTCACCAATATCACCAAGCATTTTGTTTAACGCGTGCCAAAAATGCGGTATCTCGTCCGCTACGATTTCGCGAGTTAGTGGAAACACCAACCGAAACTTTGGTTGAATCGGGGTGCTGCTGGCGGTTGAGTAGCAAACAAATTTATATGACCCACAAATTGACTGTAGCTCTTGGTGCACTGGAAGCCGCGTGTCTGTGAACTCATCAACATCAACACAGCACCACTTACCCCATTGCTCGACATTTCTATTAGAGCGGGTCGTACCTTGTTCATAGACGGCAGGAGTAATCAACGCGCTACTATCTTTGCCGCCTTTCTGTCCAGGTTCGAGAGAAAGTTTATACAACAAGGACTCAAAGCTTTCCCAAGAAGCGAACTCCATGGTGCGATGAGTCTTGTTGTCGAACGTATTTTTAAATATAGTTAACGAATACATGGTAGTATTATCTTCTACTTTGCGTAAATTGTCAACCGCTATGTAAGGTATTGATTTTATGAGAAAAACTCATCCAGAGTAGACCTTGGCTCATCGTCCCAACCAATCGCAGTGAGGATCGGCTTCAACGGCTCGAGAAAGGTTTTGTCATACATCAAATCATAGTTGATGAATTTATGTAGGTGCAGCTCTTTAGGCAAAGAGTTGGGGAACGCGATAACATTTTCTCGTATTCCATTTGGCTTTTTTAGATAGATGAATTTAATTTTGTCACCGTCTTTGATGGTTTCATATTTCTTGTCGAGGCTGGCTTTCTTGATTGCATTATTATATAACAGAGACCCTCGACAATGAATTGGGGTGCCTTTGGAGTAGATGACTTCTCGGTCTGACCACTTAGTCATATCTCGCACGGAGCGAGGAAACGCGATGGTCTCTGGTTCAAGTTGACGAAACTCTTTTCTGAAGGCAAGGATGAACTCTTGTGTCTCTTTCTCAGTCCCATTCATCAATACGTGGAATATTTCCTTGAACCGATCTCGGCAGATCTGAGGAGTCGAAGATTTGATCGCTTCAATCCCCATAATCTTTAGTTTAGGTTCAGCGTACTGAACACCCTCTGAGTTGTGTACTTGGAGAATGTAGCGTTTCTTGGCTGTCCAGACTCCACGGTCAGCAATTACTTCACGCTTCATCACCATCCTATTCTCGTAAGCATCGGTGTCTATTGCTTGATACTTATACGCGCTGGCGATGGCTTTCTCAAAATGCTCGCAGACCCCATCGAGAAATTTAACAGGATTATTGGGCCGATGTTTCTTAACCAGATCAGCCATATTGATATAGACAGAATCAGTATCAATTGCGATAACATAATCTTCTTTGGTGCCGAGGAGAGTTTGTAACTCATCATTAACAGCTTTCTCTGCACATAAGATCGCGCGTTGACCTGTAGTTGTTACCGCTTCTGCGATTTTTAGGTCGAAGTATCGGAAGTACTGATTGGCCAACGCGCCGTAGAGAGAGTTCATTAAGATCTTAACCGCCATCTGTTGGTTGTCAAAGATCGTAATATCGTTTGCCAATTTCTTGGTAGGCGCTTCAGCATATTCTTTCTGAGCGTTGATCATTTTAGTCTTAGCGTCGACTCGGTCACCATAAAACTGCTTGATAACTTTCGGGATAATACCTTCAACGTCTTTGCGATACCGAGTACCATTAGCTGCTTTGGTCGTGTTCTCACCGTGATATACCAAGGTCTCGGGAGACATATTGTACTGTACAATAATATTTGGGTAGAGAGAGTTTAAATCGAAAGAACAAACCCATTCATGCATTCCGACCTGTGGTTCCTTTACATAGCCACCAACGATGGTATCCTTAGAGTGAAACTTCTTGGGTGGGACTATGATATTGTCTCGCAATAGCTCATTGTAAATGACTGCGTCCCATATATTAGTTGTCCCGAAAGCGTCACTGTAGTTTACCTTGGCTTTATATGCCATGGTCATCGCTAGGGTAATCAACCCCATCTTTTCTTCGAGTCTCTCAACTAACTCAACGTCCTTGATGTTATAATCAATGAACTTCTGGAAGTCCTCTCGGTAGAGCGTATGCAGATTACCGAATTCTTCATAGGAGAGTTTTTTCTCGCCAAGAACAGACCAAGCAATATGGTCTAGCTTAAATGATTCTTGCTGGCCGTAAGTCAGTACACCAAACTTCTGGAACAGATCATAATAGTCGAGCTGGGATATACCTTCCAACTCAAACGCTACGGCTTCTTGTCCCATGCGAGTATGCACCTTTCTCTCTCGCACAATTCCCCATGGAGAAAGTAGCTTTACAGAATCCTCTCCGAGAATGTGAGTAATTCGGTTAGCCAAGTATGGGATATCAAAGAGCTTGCTGTTCCAGCCAGTAACGACATCAGGTGAGTGGTGTTCCGAGGACCACCAATCGAGAAACTTACTCAGCAACTCAGACTCGTTATCGCATTTGATATACAATACTTCATGGTCGTTTTTGGTGACGTCATAATCTCCCATACCCCATACCCAATACGCGGGGCCATGGTTGCTCTTGCACGCAATCGAAATGACTTCATGTAATGCTTGTTCGGGGTGCGGGAATCCTTGGTCAGATTGAACCTCAATATCGATGGAAGTTACATTAATCTCGTCTCGGTCGAATTTTAGAGGTAGCGGGAAGTACTCACCGATGAACTGGAATACAAAGTTCGCCATACCGTAGGTCTCTACGTTTTCTACGTCGGCGTACTTCTTAAGCCTCTCTGTGGCGGAGCGCATATCGTTAACGCTTTCGATCGGTTTTAATGGCAATCCGTATAGGGATTTGTATTCACTGTTTTTGTTTGTTGTGCGTTCAAATAGGGTTGGAACGTATTTGATCTTGGTACTGACTCGTTTACCGTTGGCGTAGCCTCGGTAAAGAATATTGTTTCCATGTCTAACTACATTAGTATAAAATTTCATAGAATAAGTCTACCTCAATAAAACTGGTAAAACAAGGGGGTGGGCTTTTTTAGCAGAAAGCCCGAAACTGTTTACAAGTAAGGTACTGGCAAATATAAACTTTCAGGTGAGATTCTAAGACCAAAGTTTGGTGTATAGAAAGGTGCGATTAAGCCACCTAAAAGCATTGCAGCAAATAATGTAATGCTTGCGTACTCTTTTATTTTCTTAATCATAAAATCACCTACGCTAAGTATGAGGTGAAGATCATGACTGGCGCTATTGCAAATATACCAACCAATTGATATACGCCAATAGCGATATCGCTCTTTAAAATTTTCATTTTTGTTACGTCCTGTTTGAGATTTCTATTTTTCTCGGACGCTGTTCTTCGGGTAAGTCAACTCTGAGGTTAATCACGAGTAGTCCGTTGACGAATTCAGCTCCATCAACGACAACGTGGTCTGCGAGTCGGAAAGTTTCCACAAACTTTTTAGTGGTGATACCCTTATGAAGATATTCTTTTGGATCTTCAGCAGGTTCACCTCGGACAATTAGAACTCCAGCTTTTGACTCGATTTCTAAATCTTTTTTGCGGTATCCACCAAGCGCGAATTCCATTGAGTATTCCGTGTCACTATGTTTTACGATATTGTGACGAGGAAATCCCTTTTCGTTTGCACCTAAGTCGGATAATCGTTCGATCTCGTTCCAGACATGGTCGAAACCAATAAAACGAGAATGTGGAAATGAAAACACTTTACTTCTTGTAGTAACCATTTTTGCCTCCTAAGCAGTTTTAGCAAGGTTGTTGTCTATCGACCGGACCATTCCGCACCGACACTACTATATATACTACTTTTTTGCTTAGGGTTCAAGTATTTTAAAGTTTATTTCCAATATTGTATTTCGGGCAAAGTTCCCACTCTGATTTGTCTTTGTGTGAGATGATTTTAATCTGACGCAGAGGAGCACAATCCAGCTGTTTGGTTGGTTCGGCGATCACAACGAGACCCCAGTCACCTAGCAGAGTGGCTATAGTATTTCTTCGCATCAAATCATTTTCATCAAAGTTAGACTTTTTACCATCCAACAAGAACAGTTCTTTGAAGTGAACGATGAAGTATCTTCCCTGCTTATGGAGGATATGACATGATTGGAATAGCTTATTATCTTTTCTTGATGCTACTCCGATTCGCGTTAACGTTTCTCGCACCTTCAAGAAATCATCGGGCTCACTTAAAAACACTTCCAGCATATCTGCTGGAGTCCAATATACACTAACATTATTGTTTTCTTCCACCTTTACTCACCTTGTCAATTAATTCTTGCTGTTGTTGTGGGCTAAGTAAGGTAACCACTTGTCTCGCCTTTTCATTGCTGTACGAATAGTATTCCTTTACCGCGTCTAATAAAACCTCAGTCTCTGGTTTGACCCATTTACTGAAACGCTTTCTTTTACGGATTATATTTAGCAAAAATTGAAATTGCAACTTATTATCTAAGTGTGAATATCGGTTCATTTCGTTAGAAAGTATAACTGTATCTTGAAAATAAGATAGAGATCTATTTACAACAAATGGCACATATTTTTTCTCGTCATCGACATCCTGCA